AACTGAGGCGCGTGTGGCAAAGCCACGGGATAGAACAACAAAGTCACCATAGAAGATGCTGGTCGCATAACCGTATTGGATGTTGTACATGCGAGTTGAACCCGCAAATACTTGACCACCAATTAAGTTCTGCGGCAACAGCCCGTAAGGCGCGTTGACGACGGGATAAGCCATTTAAGGACTCCTTGTTTATTTAGAACCTGAACCAAACCCGCTTCCTTTGCTGACTGATGATTTTCTATCAGAAAACAGCGGCATACGCGGATCATTGTTTCGCATGAAGTGGTTGTCCACTGATTCCATCTGGTTCTGCGCTTGTCCATCAAAGTATTCCTTCATGGCCATGAGTTTCTCAGTTGGGATTTTGCAGAGCATCAACCCACCAATTTCCACATTGCCTGTATTGGCACTACCTTGAAGCATAAGCTCAGGATGGTCTTCTGCCTTCACCGGTTCCCAACCATCGCGCATCTTGCGAGACACATTGGTTCGGACTTCCTGTCCTAAGACGTGAGTCGCTACCCAGCGATACTCCCATCCCGGTTCAGGGGTTGGATCGGGCAACTCGCTCGACGGTTTGTATACGTAACGAGCAGGTATTTTGTCGCGTGAAACGTTGTCACGGGGGGTGCGATTTTCAGCCATTGTTTCTCTCCAATTTAGCTACTTCAGCAGCATATTGCTGCGGGGTTAATCCATATTTCTTTGCCAACGCGATTTGCGTGGTAGTTAATTGGACTTTTCTTACGCCAGACGAACGCGTCGCTGGGGCTGCAACCGCCGCAGGTTTTCTTGGAGCGCCTGTATTTCGAGGCGCGTCTTCGGTTTCACCAAAAACTTCAGGAAACTTAGACTTGACGCGAGCATCAATTTGCCCGAAATACTCATCGCTGCGGGGATCTACCCCCGAGTTGACTAGTTTTTGATGCAGCCCTAGTGCGTAGCTGGTAACTTCCTCAAAACCGTCTGATCCGAACCACTGGTTTTTTGCTTGCCAGCGCAAGGTCTTTTCGTCGGGTTGAACAGTTTGAGTTTGCTGTTGACGCGGTTGTACATCAAATTTTTCGCTTTGTAAAGGTGGTGGGCGAAAATTTTGTGCAGCTTGCATACGCATCTTTGCTTCAAGCAGCGCTTCTTGTGCCGCAAGAATGGCATCAGTATCAAACGCTTCTTGTGCCGCTTTGTAGTCACGTCGGGCTTTGTCCAACTCAGCTTCAGCCGCCGTCTTGGCCATTGAAGTGTATTGTTCAGTACCCGTTGTTACGTACTTTTTAAGCTTTTCGTTTTCAGTTGCGTAGTACTGGGCAAGCCGCTCAAGCTCTTGCTTTTCTCTGGCCAAAGCTTCTTTGGCACGGCGCTCGTCGTGACGTGCGTGCGTCAGTTCCTTGATGCGGTCTTGGGCACCTTTGGTGTACGTCTCAATTTCGTCGTCTGTTGGGTCGTCCACATTGCGATCAAGTGGGCGACGGCCGCGATCTTTTTCAGGAACGTCATCAACAACTTCAATTTCAACTTCGTCGTTGTTTGCTTGGGGTGCAGTTTTTTGCTCTTCTTCCAGCTCGTCTGGGAATTTGTATTCAGCCATATCTACTCCTTATGCGCGGGTTAAACCACGAGGGTCGTCTACAACAGCATCCACTTGGTCATCATTGATGAGGCGGAACTCTTTGCCGTAAATTTTGAATCGCGTACCTGAATAAGTACGCACGAGCACGAAGTCACCTTCCTTGCACCACGCGCCTGCGGGGAACTTAGATGGGTCTTTGTACGCGTCGGGGCCAACCTTGAGAACGAACAGTACCGTGGTGGCATGTTCTTCTTGGCGGATAGCGGAGGTGGCTTTGACGAGATCAAGCTCAGTACCGTCGATCTTTTCAGATACGTCAGGCACTGCACACAACAAGCGCCAACCTGTGGGGGTTGGGAGCATCGTGGCTTTCTCTTCGTCTGTTGCGTCTTTTGCTGGTGCATCGACGGGCTGGATTGCTTCAGGCAGGGCATACTGCCCCGGTTCAAGAACGAGTTCACTCATTGGCTTTTTCTACTTTCTCTGCAAGGTCAAGAAGATGGCGCTCTGCGATAGCTAGACCCTGAATAACACCGCAAAGTTTTTGGTAATCCTCGAAAGTGCGACATGCACCACTGGCCACATCATCGGCGTAGTTGTTCATGTCGGTGCGTATTTGTTCGCGCAATACGCGTGCGAAGTCTTGGATCATTCGGGTGGTGTCTCCTCATTGGGTTGGTTGGCTTGAAGGTTCTGCTCATGCCGTTGCTGCATGGCTTGCTGCACGATCTGGGCACCAAGGTCTTTGTGCTTTTGCCCAGACTCATGTTTGTGTTGCACGGCTTGAGTGATGAACTGCGCACCCGCTTGCTGGCGCTTGTTCTTGATGTCACCTGCTTTTGCCAACGCATTGACTTGCAATGTGCGTTTCTGCTGTTTCAACTGGCCAGCCTTGGCCATCGCATCAATCTGCACACGCTTGTTCTCGATGGCCAGCTTGCCTTGAACTTCTTGCTGTTTGATCTGGAGTTCTTGCTGGCGCAGTTGCAACTCTTGCTGTTGCATCTGGAGCACGGGGTCTTGAGCTTGTTGTTGAGCTTGTTGTTGAGCTTGCTGGGCTTGGCTTTGCTGGAGCACTTGTTGTGCGGCCTGCGCCATCATGCCTGAGAGTGCCATCTCCACTTGTGGCGACATGGGCTTGTCGTCCTGCGGCAGTGGCATGCCGAGTTGTTGTTCAATCTTCTGACGGTAAGCAAAGCCAACGTGCTCAGAAATGTGCGCCATCATTGCCGCTTGGATCTGTGGTGCCCGTGGGTTCTGGCCAACCAACTGCATGATGATCGGATCCTGCATGGCGGACATGTGCACCTTGATGTGTGACTCATGGTCTTGATAGAAGAACGCTTTGAGTGGTTCTCCTTTAAGGCAGGACATGTTCTCGGACACTGGATCTTTTGGTTTCTGGTCGTCGGGCAGGGGCACGAGCTTGTCAGGGTTCTTGATACCCATCACCTCCAACATGCGCCGGTGGAGCTGGGGCAAGTCATAAATGTCAGGAGCCATCTGCGCCATTTGAATCACAGCTTGGTACTGAACCACGCGCTGGCTCATGGTGGCTGCGTTCGGATCGCTCACGGGAACAATATCCACATGGGCAAAGTCTTCTTGCTTGGCACCTCTGGTGTTGTTGCCCGGCTCAAAGTCGTAGTCTGGGTCGGTGTAGTCGCGGATGATCGCGGCCAACAGCTTCAGCTCTTGCTTGAATGTGTAGTGCATCCGCGCTTGCACGGCTGACATAACTTTGAGCTGGCGCTCCAACAGAGCCAGTGTTGTGCCCACCGGAGCTTGGCTGGACATGTCGCTGATGTTCATGTCCGCTGTTGCGGCGAAGCGACGGCCTTCTTCTACGATCTTGTCCAGCAGTCCGGCCAGAACCATTGACGGTTCCTTGTAGGGCAGGGGCAGGATCGCGTCGCGCAGTGCGCCAGAGCCAACGTCTACATCCCGCCATTCGCCGGGGGCGATCGGTGTGTCGTCTCCCTTGATGCGTAAGCCGCGAGATTTGAGTCCGCCGGGCAAGTTCGACAACGTTCCTGCATCGACAAGTTGACGCATGAGGCTGGTGGCTGATTTTGCAAATCCTCCAATGAGATGGAAAAGGCCGAAGCCGTAAGCTCCAAAACCCGGGATGTATTGATAGTGAACGAAGTGTTGTCGTTTGCGTCTGAGTTCATCTTCTTCTTTCCAATTGCGGCGGATGGCCAAAACTGTGTTGGTTCCTTTAATCAGGGTAACTACGTATGGCAGTGCAATGCCGGTTAATTCGCCAGAGCCGTCTTTGTCCTCGTAACCTTTTAAGTCCAAGTCAACGTGGGACTCATACAGCACATAGCGGTCGTCGTTCAGGTCGTTAAAGCCTGTCTCTTTGTCTTTGGCCTTCTTGATCTCATCCGTCACTTTGGGTGGGTCGGGCAGCTCACAGTCAAGGTAAAAGCCTGCTTGCTGGAGCTTGATGATCTCGTTCTTTGTCTTGCGCATGACGTGCGTCAGGCGGTAGCAGGTGTCCAAGTCGGTCGTGCCGTAGGGCAGGATGATGTCTTCTGC